TTTTTTGGTTTTTTCCACACCTTTTATAACACCTTTGTTCTTAGATGCATAGAAAACAGTCTCACCCTTCTTTTTTCCGTACTGTTTCTTCATAGATTTCATAATTTTTTTACCTTTTTCGTTTAATGGCATAATTAATCCTCTATCATTACCTTAGCTTGGTCAACTCCTGTCTTTGCAAGACTTACACCCGCTCTTAATTTAGCTAAATCTTCGTTTTGCTCTAATTTTTCATCAAAATTTTCTCCTTGCTGCATTAATCTTGCTCTTGCAAGGTCAATTTGTGCCTCGTCGTTGTCTTTTTTACGCTCGTTTTCCATCGCACGTAAGTCAACCTCTCTAGATTTTAGTTTTAGAAGAGGATCAGAGTCAAATTGTGATGTAATTTTCTTTTCTTCCTTCATAAAATCCTCTGTCATTTCTGCAATCAACACAGCTTTTCTAGATTCAATCTCATTTGTTAAAGATTGCAGTTGTTGTTGCATCATTGGATCCATCACAGCTTGCATTTGTATTTGTTGCATTTGCATCATCTGCTCTCTAAACTCTAATTGCACCTGTTCTTGTGCCATTAAACTTATATGTTCTAAAATATTTTTTTGTATGGCTGCCATTACTGCAGGATTATTTCTAACCATGTTAGTTGACATAAAATTTAGGTGCGAAGTTATGTGTGCTCTGTGATCTTGACCAGGAAAAGCTTGAAAAGGTTTTCCACCCAAAGCATTTATGTGTTCCATACTTGGATCCATCGGTGCATTTGGTGCAGGTGGTGGTAATACTGTGTCCACATTTTTAACACCTATTGCTTCGTACATGTTTCTATATATTTGATACATGTTGTGTAGTTGTGGATTTGATGTTGCTATTTGTAATTGTGTTTGTGCAAGTGTAATTCTTTGCGACATAGAAAAAATATTTGGATCTGCAACAGGTACAACATCTATTCTATCATCGAAGTCTGCTTGTTTAATATTTCTTTGTCCACCAACAACATCGTATGGATATTCTGGTGGTAAATATTGTGACACTGCTTTTGCTAATAATTTAAATTCATCTTTCATCGCTGCATAACATCTCTTGTGTATTGCGCTCATGACTCTTGAACCACGTTCTAGTAATGCAATCGTTGTACCAACAGCTGCTTGTTGGTTAGAATCTCCAACTTGCATGTCAGCTATAGCAGCAAATCTTTGTCCTGCTTGTACAACTATACCTAATAAATTTAATAATGTCTGTGATGGCTCTTTGTATGGTAATGGAAAGAAAGCTTCTCTTAAATTACCACCTGGAGCATCTACATCTTTAAACTCACCAGGTTGTATAGGAGCTGCTTCGTCTCTGACTCTGACACCTCTTTGTTTAAATCCTGCTGGTAAGTTTGATAATGTTCCCGCGTCTAATAATTGACGGAGAGCCGCCGTTGCCGTACGGCTCAATCCGCCAATCATGTGAATGAGTCCAAAGCCATAAAATCCAAGTCCTGGCAGAAATTTGAAATGGACAAAGTATTGGATCTTATTTTTCTTTA